CTAGATGTGGGCTACTATATCAGATTCTTGCTTATACTCTTCAACTTTCTGCTTAACGTATGAAGAGTACCAAAATACATCTTTTTCACTTACGCGAATGGGTTGTTTGATTTTTCCAGAATTTACCCACTCATAGAATTTATCCTTCTGGATCGATAGAAGGTACATAAACTCTTTAGCACGTACACGACGATCAATCTCCATTTACCCCTCCATCTCATTAAACTTCTTAACGATTGCTTTTTTGGCCTTCATCAAAAAGTACTCACGTTCATCTTCTTCAAAACACCCATCGCCTTGTGGCTCTTGAGAATACAAAATGGTCTCATCACCGCAATCAGGGTAATCAACTCGAAATTCGCCATGTCTTAAGCGTAGATATCCGATCTGTTGACCTTGAAAAACTGCAATGTATTGTTCAGGGCTTTCATCACATGTTTTGAGTAGTTCAACTTCATCAGTAGTCAGTAACATTTCACCCTCCTTACTTTCCGCTTTCTTCATTTACTTTCAAGCTCACTTTTGAGCCTGAAAAGTCATTGTTGTTAATAACGATCGGCTTGAAGTGGGTCAGCACAAAAAGCACCAGATAAGCTATTGAAACTGCATATACAAAACTATCGGTATATTTACCAGTTCGTACTAATGCAATTCCAAAAATAGCCATAACCAATAATAGAAAACTGTATTTTTCACTCATCCCTAAGCTCCCGATTCAATATCCAGCTTCATTGCACCTTCTTCAGGATATTCGGTCATCCAAAAGTAATAGCCTTTGCCACTGTGCCCATCTTCAAAAAATTTAATAGTTAGTTCAGTTTCAAGTTGATCTAAATCATTTTCACCATCTGGATTTACAAATTCGAGAAGGCTTTTTAATTGGTGACCATTAAGAGTTATGCTCATTGTTCAGCTCCCGATTCGCTTGGTTCTAACATCTTCAAGTTTTCTGCAACTGCATTTTCAGCTTCGGCTTTTGAAGCGAATTGAAGAATTTCAAAGTTATCTTCATCTTCATAGATATTTGCAAAATATACTTTTGTTGACTCAGTACGTTGCCATTTTTGCAACTCAAGCACTTCTCCCTTATCTATTTCAATGTCATATTCGAAAGGGCAATCAACTACATAATCTGAGCCTTCCAAATAATATGTATCTGTAAGCTTTTGTTGAGTATCTGGCACCGCCTGAGCTTTGGCTTTTTCTAGCTCTGCTCTAAGCCTGTCAATTTCACATGCTGCATGGTGACAAATAACACGTAATTCATCTTCGCTATATTCATCTGCATGCATCATCATTAAATGGCTGATTTCGGTACCAAATTGGCTATCACCATCAAACACCCAAACAACACCATCATCTTGTTCATTATATAGCCCGCTAATGCGGGTTTTTTAATGGGTGAAATTTATGAACGAAGTCGGATTTGTTATTCAGCAACGCCCATATCCACCAGAATGGATTTTTGCTAATGACACTCCAAACTTTGCTCCTGCACCAGAGTTGTGGCGATGGATAAAATCAATTTTTCTCAATCCTGAACATAAGCTTTTTAACCCTGATCATGCACATCTGGGAGCGTTCTATTATCCACAGATCGCCGTGATGTGGGCTAAAAGTGGATTTCTGAAACAAGGTCGGTTTGTAGTTGGCCAAACTGAAAAGATCATGATAAATGCAGGTGGATGGAAGAAAGAACGGCAGGAAGAGCAGTTTTATCAATGGTTCAATGATTTGCCAGATTACCTAATCACTATCGATGCAACCTATGCTCAACAAGCTAATGATGTTGATTTCTGTGCTTTGATTGAACATGAGCTATACCACATCGCACATAAGAAAGATGAATGGGGTATCCCATCCTATAACCGTGAAACTGGTAAGCCAAAGTTGACGATACAAGGGCATGATGTTGAAGAGTTTACAGGCGTTGTTCGCCGTTATGGAGCAAATCAGGAAGTTCAAGAAATGGTTAATGCTGCAAATCAACGTCCAACGGTAGCAAAAGCTGATGTTTATCATGCTTGCGGAACTTGTTATTTAAGAGTGGTTTAGAAATTTTTTTGCCATTCTTCTTAGATGTACTTAGATGGAATGGTGGAAATGGCACGTATTACCAAAAAGGTGAAACTGTTCATCGTTAGGATGCTTGCTGAGTTTGAAACACCAACCCAAACATCCCGTTCAGTTAAAGAAGTTTTTAGTATTGATGTGACCCCACAACAATGTGAGGCTTACGATCCAACAAAAAGAATTGGCCAAGACTTAAGTCAGGAGTTGCGTGATAAATTCTTTGAATATCGCCGTATAGCAAACCAAGAACTTGAAGCTATTCCTATTGCGAACATGCGCTATCGACTTCAGCTACTACAGGGTTTAGTTGATAAATATCCAGACAATCCAGTTTTGATTCCGAAATGGGCAGAGCAAGCAGCCAAAGAAATGGGTGGGCTTTATACCAATACAAGTAAAACGCAATTAACTGGCGCAGATGGTCAGCCTCTTAACCCTGAGCATGTTACTCATGTTGTAGCTACGCCTGAACAGGTAAGGCAGGCATTGGATGAACTCGAAAGTAAATACTAGTCTGCTTGAAATGCAATTAGAGCGAGAACGCTGTGAGAGAGAACACTTATTCTTTACGCGCCGTTTTTTCTTACCTCGAATGGGCTTTAAGTTTTCAGTCAATTGGCATCATGAATATATTGCAGACAAGATTGATCAGGTCATATCAGGAAAAGTTAAAAACCTAGTCATTAACGTCCCACCTGGTTCCGGCAAAACAGAATTACTGACTAACTTAATTGCCCGTGGTTTAGCGAGAAATGCACGATCACGGTTTTTGTATTTGTCGTTTTCACAGTCATTGGTTGAGGACGTATCTGCCACGGCGCGAAACATTGTCAAATCTGTAGATTTCCAAAGTTTATGGCCAGTCAAAATATCAACCAGTACAGATGCAAAGTCGAGTTGGAAAACTACCGTTGATGGTTACGATGCTGGGCATGTTTATTCAGCTTCGATGGGTGGGCAGGTCACAGGCCGCCGTGCAGGTACATTGGCAAATGAGGGCTTTACAGGCGCAATCATTCTTGATGACCCATTAAAGCCTGAGGACGCATTTAGTAAGTCAGCACGAAAGAAAGCCAATCGTAAGATCCTGAATACGGTCAACTCTCGTAAGGCGAAGTCAGACACACCAATTATTTTGATCATGCAGCGTTTGCACGTTGAAGATCCAACTAATTTTGTGATGACTGGAAACGTACCTGGGGAATGGGAACAGATCAGCATTCCTGCTTTGATTGACGATGATTATATTGATCAATTGCCTGAGCATATACGTTGTAAAGTTCCTCGTGATGTAGAGCGTGATCAATATGGTCGTCAAAGTTATTGGCCACTTAAAGAATCACTAGAATCTTTATTACAGCTTGAGAAGGGCGGTGAAGATAAAGATGGTGCAACAGTATCTCGATATACGTTTGCAAGCCAATACATGCAGAACCCTAAAAAACTTGGTGGTGATCTTGTTAAGGCTGAGTGGTTCCCACGTTATGTGGATTTGCCAGTACTCAAGTGGCGTGGAATATGGGCTGATACTGCACAAAAGATCAAAAAACATAATGATTTTTCAGTGTTCATTTGTGCTGGGCTTGGGTATGACAACAACCTTTACATCATTGACGTGAAGCGCGGGAAATGGGAAGCACCACAATTATTAAAAGAGGCTAAGTCCTTTATTAATAAACATAAGGAAAGCAATACCAAAATAGGCAAGCTTCGGTATATGGCAGTAGAGGATAAAGCCAGTGGTACTGGATTAATCCAGACAATCGTGAAAGAAACGACGTTACCTATCAGAGCAATCCAGCGTGATGAAGATAAGCTCTCACGGACAATGGATGTGATTCTCTATGTTGAAGATCGCCGTGTCTTTCTACCAGCCAATGCGCCTTGGCTTTTGAACTACATTGAAGAAATTGAAGGACTCACGGCTGATTGGACACATGACCATGATGACCAATGGGATCCGACCATCGATGCGATTAATGACTCACTTGCGAAAAAGCCGACTGTATTTGATTAGAGGTATTTATGGCTAAAGATAAAAAGTCTGATACAGGCGGTAAAATTAAGACGCTTGTAGCAGATGCAGTAAAACAGGCAATCAACGCCATTGGTGATGCTGGTGCATATACAAACTTGGTATCCAATATTGGTACCGAGCGTGACAAAGCCACAGGTGGCAAGTTCGTCCGTAAAGACATTGATGATGAACAGCTTGAAGCTGTGTATCAGAATTGGCTTGCACGGCGTATCGTCAACCGTCCTGCTTCGGACATGCTTCGTGCAGGTTGGTTCTATGAAGGCATTCAAGGTGATGATCTAAAACGGCTTGAGGAAGCGTGTAAGGCGTTTCACTTAGAGCATGTGCTTTTATCAGGCCTGATTCTTTCTCGCCTCTACGGCGTTGTGTACATTCTGCTTGGCACTGCTGATGGTGGTAATTTAGACCAGCCTTTAGATATTTCTAAGCTTGGCCAAGGTCGATTAGAGTTCTTTACGGTCGTGAAAAAGAAATACATCACACCTGATAAGAACTCGTATTTACCGCCGTCGGCATGTTGTGGATTACTCAAACAGCCTGAATTTTACGACATGAAAATGGGGAATGAGGCGAAGAAGCGCATTCACCATTCACGCTTGATTCGTATTGCCCATGCTGATGTGGTGAATGAGGAACCTCAAAGTATCCTGCAGGAAGTCTATGAGGATCTGCTTGATCATGCCAGTGTGAAACGCGGTTCAGCCAGTCTGATTCATGAATCGAAGATTGATGTGATTCAAACACCTAACTTGGTCGATAAGATCAAAGAGGATATGAAAGGCGTCATGGAACGTTTTATGTCAGTAGGCTTTATGAAGAGCCTGAATGGCATGATCGTGTTGGATGCTGAAGAAAAGTACGAATCAAAAACATATAGTTTTGGCGGCTTGCCTGACATGATGCGTGAATTCTCGATACAGACGGCTGGCGCGGCAGATATTCCTTATACGATTCTGTTTGGCCAATCACCTGCAGGTATGAATGCAACAGGTGAGCATGACACTCGTAATTATTACGACTCGATTGCCACTAAGCAGGAATGGGACCTCAAGCCGATCTTAATGAAGTTTCTTACCGTGATCTGCCAGTCTACGTTTGGACGCCAGATTCCTGAACTGAATGTGGTGTTCAATCCACTTTGGCAATTGGATGCGAAAGTCCGTGCGGAAGTGGAAAAAGCGAATGCAGAACGCGACGAGAAATACTTAAACATGGCCATCATTACTGAGCCTCAGATTGCACGTCAGTTAGTTATCGACGGCGTTTACTCAGTCATTGATGAAAATCACATCAAAGAATTGGAAACGATGGTGAAGCCAAATGACGACGATGATACAGATCCTTAAACCACAGCTTCAGCAGATCAAAAAACGCAAGAAAGGACGCAAGGCAAAGCCTAAGGCAGTCAAAGTCAATCGCCGTGTTGAGCTGTTCTATACACGTCAGCTTTTGGAAATATCCAAGTATTGCCAGGAACAAACCAAGGATTTTGTTTTACCTACCGTGGGGCAGAACATTGGTGATAGCTGGGTGACGGATCTATTCACGGCGTTACGTGAAAAGATGGTTAAGTACACCATGGAAGTGTCGGTATCTTTGGCCACTAAGGTGGTGATGGATACCAGTAAGGAAGTGGACAAGCAGATTGCTAGCCATACCAAGACCATTCTTGGTGTTGACCTTACGCCGTTTTTCCGTGGCGCTGATATTCAGGATGAGATTGATACTCAGATTGCTGCAAACGTTTCGCTGATTAAGTCTATTCCAAGTCAGTACACCGATAAGCTAGAAGCCTTGGTGATGAATGCCTTGCAAACAGGGCAGACCAACGAAGAACTGGCACAGGAAATTAAAAAGCTCGGTCATAGTACGGACTTTCGTGCACGCCTAATTGCTTCTGATCAGATGGGCAAGATCAACGGCGCTATCAATAAGAAGCGTCAGGAATCCATGGGTGTTGAAACTTATGTATGGCAGTCAGCAAAAGATGAGCGTGTGCGACCAGATCATGAGAAAAAACATGGTGAAACATTCCGATGGGATGGTCCACCAAGCGGAGGTCATCCAGGTCAACCAGTTCGATGTCGATGCACGGCGTTGCCGAATTATGAGGATATTTTGATTGATTAATTATCATCTCTTGATAAATTAAATAATCAATTTTAATTAGGATTTTAATATGTACACTGTGGATCAATTACGTGCAATAGCGGCTAGTGGAGGAGGTTTTGAGTTAGACGCCTATGGCTATACCGTAGACCAACTAAGAGCAATCGCAAGTAGCGCTTCTTCAGGCGGAGCAAGAATAACCCTAGATCTCGCCAAAAAAAAATTAACAGTCGATCAGTTAAGAGCGATCGCAGCTAGCGGTAGTGGATGTGTAACTTTTAAAAATTTGTGATTTAAAATTACTAATTAAACCCACTTCGGTGGGTTTTTTATTGCCCACAGAAAGGTGATGTATGTGTTGTAAAAACTGCTATACCTGCTTATGTGTTAAAGGTTCGGGCTATCAACCTAAGCCAAGACCAATTCCACCAGATATAAAAACGCCAGCAATTGTCATTTCTCCACCAAAGAAACCATAGCAGACCACCGTAGGGTGGTTTTTTATTGAGCTCAATTTATGAAACTCATTTACCAACTGAAAATCGGGGACTTTGCACCAAGCGAAAGTACACGCTCATTTACTCAAGAAGGGTATCTCAAATGCGTCAACGTACGTTTGGCCAAAGCACCTCAAGTCCGTCAGTACTACGCTTATGAATTTCCAAATCTGGAAGGCTATTCAGCGGATCAGGTCATCAATGTCTATGTGGCAGTAGAGGATCTATTCAAACCGGAAGTGATCAAGAGCTTTGACGGCGTAGATGCAACGGACTATCACCCACCTAAAAATGAAATCAATGCTTCCAACTGGAAGGACTACCACATTGGCGATTGTGAGAATGTGCGCCAAGAGGGTGATTTCTTGGTCGGTGATCTGATCATCAAAGATCAGAATAGTATCAATGCTATTCAAAACAATGAGCGCGTTGAGATCTCATTGGGCTACGCGGCTGATCTTGTCCTTGAACAAGGCACGGCGCCAGATGGTACGCCGTATCAAGCCAAATTTATCAATTTTAAAGGCAATCACGTGGCGCTGGTGAAATACGGTCGCTGTGGCGGTGATTGTCGCGTCGGTGACCATAAACCAAACCCAAAGGGGAAAAAGATGGAAATTAAAGTAAACGGTATTCGCTTTGAGATTGGTGATAACCAAGCGCTAGCTGATGCTGTAAAGCAACAAGAAGACCAGCTTGAAAACTTAAAAGCAGCAAAACTCAAAGTCGGTGATAAACAATTTGCCATCGGTGATGAATTACCCGCTGTACAAGCAGTGGTTAATACATTGCAGACTGAAAATGCTGAACTGAAGCAAAAAGTCGGTGATCTTGAGAAAAACCAAATCACTCCTGAAAAGCTTGATCAGGTTGTGGCTGAACGTGCGTCAGTGGTTGCGGATGCCGTTGCATTGGTACCTGGTATCAAAACAGAAGGCTGTTCATGTGAGCAAATCAAACGTGATGTGATTGCAGCCAAAGCAGGTGACACATTGGTGACCGCTGTACTTGGCGGTGTCGCCGTCGGTGATGCAAAACCTGAGCAGATCGACACGGTATTCCGTGCACTGTCAGCAGTGAAGTCGACCACACCAGGCAATGCAGTCGGTGATGCATTACATCAACAGCAACAACAGCAAAACCAAGGTCAAGACCCTAAAGAAAATAAGGGTTATGACAAGTCTGCTGCATACAAAACAATTTAAGGGGAACTTGAATCATGGTTCAGCAATTAAATGCGGTGGTCGGTCAGCGCGGCCGTTTAACTGCCAAAGAAGTTGTACTGTCATTACCGCTTTCAGGTCTGACTTTAGTCAATGACGGAGATGTGGTTGTCCGCACGACTGATGGCAAATCTGTAACGGCTGTGGCGGGTGCTACACCAACACGTTTTGGTGTCGTGGTACGCCACGGCGTTGGTAAATCAGGCAAAACGGCGGCTGGCAAAGAAGCCTATAAAGCGGCTGATATGGTGCCAGTGATGTTTGAAGGTGCTATTTGGGTCAAGCCTACAGCGCCAATCACTGACATTACTGCCAAGGTTTATGTGAAAACTGCCAATGGTACGACTGCAGCACCGTTGGGTTCATTGTCGAGCTCAGCAACTGATGGAACAGAATTACCTGGTGCAGCATGGGAAACCGTGACTGGTGCCGATGGTTTAGCCCTTCTTAATCTTCATGGAGCTTAATAGAACATGAGCAAATTAGTAAAAATGAAAGCGCGTTTAACGCCGATTTCATACGCCATTCAGGCACAGGTGGGTGATGCGTTCAATATGGACGCATTGGCACAGCTTTTCATTAAGCTTGAAGAACAAAACGAAATTACTCCACAGCTTCAGCAGGTTCTGGACTATGCCAAATTCATTCCAGTGATGGATGTGCAAGCGGTGTACGGTGGTGGCGAAATTCTTTCACGTAAAAAAGGCGTGGGTATCGGCAAAGACTATGCAGGTACTGGTGATGATATCCCGCTTGCAGAAGTGGAATACGATACTGTGCAATTGCCTGTGAAAGTCGGCACGATCGGTTACCAATATTCAATTGTTGAATTGGCAACAGCTCAGGCAATGAACCTTACGCTTGAAGCTGACAAGGTTCAGGCGGCAAACTTAGCTGCTGAAAAACACATGTCGAATGTGGCTTGGTATGGCTACACCACAGCGAATGCAAGCGGTCAGCTCACTCAGGTCAATGGCTTCCTGAATCAAACTGGTGTGACTGTTGTGACGGCGCAATACAACTGGGCGACAGCAACGATCGAACAGGTCCTTTCAGACTTCAATAAATCGCTTGCCGATGCAACCAATCAGTTTGATGGTGATGCATCGATTGAACCGGACACATACATCTTGGCATCGAATCAATATTCGAATCTTGCCAACCGTATTGTGGCTGATTCAGGTGGTAAAACATTCCTTGACTGGGTAACCGAAAAGAATATTTTTGCTACTCAAGGCAAGCCATTGACCATTCGTGGTTCTGGTCGTGGTAATGGCAAAGGTACTGCAAACGCAGACCGTTCGATCATCTATCGCCGTGATCCATCATGTATCCAGTTTAAAGGTAACAGCGTTGAGTTCTTGACGGCGCAACCAAAAGGCTTAGATGTGCTTGTACCTGGTCACTACAAATACCAGGGCGTTTGGCTGAAGCGTGTTGATTCGCTTCGTTACCTTGACCATGCATAAGGATTAAAACCACATGGCTAAATATTCATACACATACAGCGGCTCTAATGCCGCTTTTGTTTTTGCGGGTGTGGCAACTTTGCCAACAGGTATCGCCGTAGCGCTTGAAGCTGATCAGCACAAAGCACTTCAAAAGAATAAGTTTGCCAAGCATCTGATTGATGCAGGTGAGCTCACTATTGAAGAAATTGCGGAAGCTGGTGATTCAAAACCTGCTTCAGGTCGTGGTAAAGGTAATCAAGCTGGCAAGCCTGATGATGGTAAAGGCAAGGATGAATCCAAAACTCCTGAGCTCACGATTGATGACGTGCGTAAAGCGCTGACTGATCTTGAAATCACCTTTGCTGAAGACGAAACCCTTGAGCAGTTACAAGCTAAGTTAGCTCAGGCTAAGGAATAAGGTAGACATATGGACGTACAAACGTTTCGTGAAAGGTTCTCGACTGATTCGAGTTTAATGTCTTTGCCAGATGCAAGGATTCAGGATGCTTTAGAAGAAGCGGATCAGATCGTTTCTCAAATTGAGTTCGGGGCATTAAAGGAACGTGCTGTAGGTCTATATGCAGCACATATCCTTAAAGTCGGAACCATTAGCGGCAATGGCGCTGCTTTTGGTACTGCATCAAGCATGACAATTGCGGGCCAAAGTGTGAGTTATTCACGATCATCGAAAGAAGTTTTCTATGATCTAAGCATGTATGGCCAACGCTACCTTGCGTTGAAAAATTCAATTCCAATTGATGACGAAGGCACAAACCCTAACCGTTTGGGTGTCGGTGCTTTTGTCGTATAGGAGAATCCCATGCCTTTTAAATATCAGGCACCAGAAGGTTATAAGCCAACCAAACTCGTTATTGCCGGGCAAAACCTAGATATCAAAAACGGCGTTTTAGAATCTGATAATGACATTATCCATATTTTAAAGCCCTTAGGTTTTGAGCGTTATGTTGAAGTGGTTGAGCCAAAGAAATCGGCAGCATCTGCTAAAGAGTAATTAAGCTATGAGCGATTATCGTGTTGATACTCAGGTCAATTTTGATGAGATGAATAATCGCGTTAGGTTTGAAATAAGACGCACGATTAACGCTCTTACTTTACGCTTACAGCGGATTGTTCAGGAAGACATGTTAAGTGGCCAACGACTTAAAGTTCAGTCAGGCCGCTTGCGTGGATCCGTTTCTTCAAAGGTGGATGAGGATAACGATTCCATTGAGGGAACCGTAGGTGCTGGTGGTGCATTGGTACCTTATGCCTTTACTCATGAGTTTGGTCTAAATGGAGCTTTGGGTGTTAAAGCCCATTTAAGAACTATTAAGCAGGCTTTTGGCCGACCTATATCACCGGTTCAGGTCAATATTAAGGCCCATTCAAGGAATGTTCGTTTTAGAGAATTGCGTTTCATGCGTGATTCGCTGGATATCGTGGCCAAGATTGTGCCGAAAAATATTGATGCAGCAATTGAACGAGGTATTGCAGGTGGATAGCGAAGCAATCTATCAGGCGTTGTTTGAAAGGTTAAGCACAAGGGTAGAGGGATTGATTACGGTAAGTCGCCGTTTACGTCACTTTAACCATGTAACACCAGAACAGCGCCCAGCCATGTTTATTACACAAGGCAATCAGCAAGAAGTCCCAGTACATGGTTTAGATTCAAAAATTGAACTAGCTGCTGAGGTTTATCTCTATATTCATGAATCGGACACTACAAAGCCACCATCATCGCAGATGAATATATTCATCGATCGTGTACGTGAAGCTATTCAGCCAGATCATCCAGATTTTAATGAGTGTCAGACCTTGGGAGGTTTGGTCGAGCATTGCTGGATTGAAGGCACAATAGAAGTGTATGAAGCAGTAGAAAACATGCTGGATGATCAGGCGATTGCCATTATCCCTATCCGGATCCTCACAACCAATTAACAAAACATTCATTTTATGACCGCCTCGATGGCGGTTTTGTCATTTTAGAGAGGTCAAAATAAATGGCTCAATATTTATTTGGTGCCGGCAAGATCTTTGCTACACCGATTCAAGATGTATACGGGCAACCGATTAGTAATCCCACACCAGTTGAAGTGGGGGTGATGCAATCCGTTGGTGTAGATATTAGCTATGACTTAAAAGAGCTTTTCGGTCGTGGTCAATTCGCCGTAGATGCTGCACGCGGTAAAGGTACTATTAAATGTAAAGCTTCTTTCGGACGTATTAACGGTACATTGTTAAATTCAATTTTTTTCGGTGGCGTTGTTGCTGAAGGTGGAATTGAAACAGTTTCCCAAACCATTAATGGTGAAGTGATTCCGGCTGGCGGTACTGTTACTCCGGTTGTTCCTAATAGCGGTACGTTCGTAAAGGATCTAGGCGTAACGGATGCGAAAGCAATCCCACTTAAGCGTGTAGCCTCAGCGCCAACAACAGGGCAATACAGTGTAAATGCGGCAACCGGTACTTATACATTTGCTGCTGCCGATGCAGGTAAAACGGTATTTATTAACTTCCGTTATTCAGCAATGGTAGCGGGTGCTAAGTCAATCACTGTATCAAACCTAGATATGGGTTATACGCCAGAGTTTGCCGTTGACCTGCAACGTGACTACAAAGGCAAGTTCATGCACATGAATTTCTTCCGTTGTACCAGTAACAAACTTGGATTCAGTTCAAAACAGGACGATTACGATATTCCTGAGTTTGAATTCCAGCCTATGGCTGACGATCTTAACCGTGTTTTCAAAATTGATTTATCGGAGTAATGCCAGATGCAATTTAAGCAAGTTGATAACCCGCGTGGTAATAGTAAAGAAATAGCTGGTCAGACTTGGATTTTTGCTCCGGCACCATTGGGTACACTTGAGCGTTTCCAAGAGCAATTAAGCTCAAATGATGTGCCTGTGTCTGTAATCGTGGATATGGCTCATATTTGTTTAAAACGGAATTACCCGGATATTACCCGTGAATATGTTTCGGATGAGCTCTTAGATATGGGTAACATGGAAGAAGTATTAGCCCTAGTAACTAAAACGTCCGGCTTGGAATATACAGGTAAACCCGTAGGTGAAAGCTCGGGGGAATAAACTGGGAGGAGCTGTACACGCATTTAGTCCTGACAATGGGTAAAGATTACGACTATGTGCGTAATGAAATGGATTTACCTAGATTAAGAGCGTTAAGTGCGTATCAGCAAAACAACCCTCCCGCACATATCGGAATACAACGCCTTTGTCGTATTTTGGAGGCATTCGCTGGAATCGAAGAAACTCCGCAAGCTATTACCGTTTCAGATGATGATGAGGACGATATGCTGGAAGTTTTGTCGAATTTTCCGCAGGGTGGTTAAGGCTGCCCTGATTTAACTTGGTATGACAAAAAGCAGCCAACTTGTTAAATTACTTTTACTTTAAGACAAGTGGTGAGTTGATGAACGTAATAAAAAAACTTTTTCAAAAGAAAAATTATAAATCTAACCAATATATAGGGCTATTCAATATAGATCTTACCGATTGGTGGAAATCCTCATTCAGCTCTGAGGAACGGGAATTGATTTATTCTGAATTTAAACCTAATACACAAGACGGTATAGGGACTTCTACTAAAGATTCTATTTTTACAATTGATGATTTCAACATTAATAATGAAGCGGTGATACCATTTCTTGAAAATTTATCTCGATGGCTAAGAAAACATAAAGAAATTTCTAATAAGATTTATCTGAAATTTATTGAAGTTTCTACTGCGGATCCAATTTGCGATGTTCAAAGGCTGAGAGAAGACAAAAATTATCTAGAATGGTTTATATCTAGAAATTTAGTGCTTTTTAATATTTTTTCATTCGTAAATTTGGAAGTAAAAAATATAAGTTTTAATTACGGCAACTTTGAACGAGCGCCTAACATTTGCAAAGAATTAAATAACAAGGTTTTTAATTTAAAGACTGATTTGGACTTAATCGTTAATCATTGGGGGAGCTACGAGCCAAATTGTAGATGTGTGTTGCTTCCTGAAATTGAAAATGATTTATTAATTGACTAAACCCAAGAGAACCTTAATGAAAAAACTTTATTTATTTGCACTTATTTTTACTTTGATTAGTCCTGTTCAAGCAAAATCAGTTGAAAAAATGGCATTAGAGGAAAAGTGTGGGGTATTTAGGGATACTTCAATTTTGTATTTGGATAATTATTTCAATGGACAAAGTAGAGAACAGCAATATGGTTTTATTGACCAACATACAAACGATAAAGAATCCGCTGATTTAAATAAGAAGTTAATTGATAGTATCTATGACCACATTCCATTAACCATGCATAGCACTGAAAGAAAGTCATATAAAGACTCATACTCATCTATGATTTTTGAAGAATGCATGAAAAGTCAAAGTTCTTCTAAATAAATTTTCCAAACAATGCATAACCACCTACGGGTGGTTTTTTTATGCCTAAGAGGTTCGTATGGCAAGTAACAATCGCGTAGAAGTACATGTGGGTGCGAAAACATCCGAGCTTAAAAAAGGTATGGATGATGCTGAGAAGATTGTTTCTGATTCTGCTAAGCAAATTGAGAATACCACTAAAGGGGTGAGATTTAAGTTTGATCTCTCGAGTGTCAAGCGACAGTTCGATGACGTTTCTAAATCCATTTCAGAAGGATTTAAGAACCAAATTAGTGATGCACTTGGTGGGTCAAAAATAGGGTCAGCATTTGATGGTATTACTTCCAAGTTAGGAGCTCTGCGTGGTGGTGCATTGGTTGCTGCAGGTGCAGTTGCTGGTTTGGCAGTGGGTGGGACCATAGCAGCTACTGCAGGCTTAGCAACATTGGCAATTGAAGTGGCTAATAACAATGTTGAACTTGCGAGATTCTCAGCCTTAGCAAATACCTCGATACAGTCATTTCAGGGGTTGTCAGGTGCAGCTCAAACTTTGGGTTTTTCTCAAGAAAAACTCTCAGACATGATGAAAGACTTCAACGAAAAGATCGGTGAGTTTGCATCAGTAGGTTCTGGTGGCGCTAAAGATTTTTTTGAGCAAATCGCTGTTAAAACAGAAGGTGGTGCTGAAGGTGCGAAAAAGCTTGCCGAAGAAATGTCCAAGATGGATGGAGTAGAAGCCTTACAAACTTATGTCGATAAGTTGGAAGAAGCTGGAGTCAACCAGCAACAAATGTCGTTCTATCTTGAAAGTATGGGCTCGGATCTCACTGGATTAATTCCGATTTTGCAAGATGGCGGTAAGCTTTGGAAAGAATACCAGTCTGCTATGGAAGAAGCAGGGATTATTACTGGTGAAGAGGCAATTCAAAAATCCATTGAATTAAAGGCACAAACTGAAGTACTTCAAATGCAGTACACCGGTTTAAAAAATCAATTGGCTCAAGCAGTGATGCCAGCTTTAAGTGGTGTAATTAGTCATTTTATGAATGGTGCTACAAAAGGCGGTGCATTTGCGGGAGTTATCCAAACATTAGGCTCAGTTGCTAAGGGAGTGGCAGTTGTTATTGTTGGACTTGGGACTGGTTTGCAAAACCTAGTACGATTGATGTCAGGTGTAATGAGTAACCTAAGGACTATTGGAAGTACTGCCGTAAACTTTGTAAATGCAGATGGGATTCTGGCTAAAGGGAAGGCATTGGCAGGTGGCGTAAAAGCAATTTGGACCGAGACCAAAGATACTGTGGTTGATATTGCTGGCAATACGAAAGCTGCGATAAATTCAGCATCTAATATCTTTAGCGGAACTTCTTCTTTTGATCGCTTAACTAAAGCGACTATTGATATCCAAAAAGCTCAACTAGGTAGCAGAGGTGGAAGCGGTGGTGTCACTTCGGGTATTGGTCAAAACAAAGCACTAAATCCAGAAGGTGGTAAGTCAGATAAGGCAAAGCAAGGCAAATCCGATGCTGTGCGCCAAGCTGAGCAAGCAGCTAAGGCATTAGCAGATATTCGCTATAAATATGCTACTGAAGAGCAAAAAATAGCGATGGATCTCAAAAAGGCTTTGGATGAAATTGAAAAGTCTAAAATGACTGCCGATGAAAAATCAGCTGCCAAAGTCAAAGCCGAGAAGGATGCATCCGACAAGATTATTGCTATTCGTTTAAAAGAGTTTGAGGAATACAAAAAAGCTCGTGAAGAACAGATAGACAATTATCAACAGCAAGCACAACGCCTATATGAAATTGAAGCGGCACGAATTCAGGCTGAGTTTGATGCCAAGAAAATTTCAAATGTCCGTAAAGTTCAGTTGGAAAAACAGCTAGAAGATCAGTTACGTGAAATTAAGCGGCAAGGTCTTTTAGAGCGTTTGGCACTTGAGAATGAGCAAACCGGTATTACTGGCAAACAAGGTAATCAAAACCAAATCACTAATAATATTTCTGATTTAGAGACGGATCAGAAAGTTGCTGACACTAAGTCTATGGGCTTAATCAGTGATGCGGAAATGAAAGACTTTGAGGCTAAGTTCGGTGGGTTTACTTCTCGTCTTTCTAACCTTTGGGATCAGGGCATTCAGTCTCTTATGAATGGTACCCTCACTTGGAGTAACGCAACTAAAGCAGTGCTTGCTGACATGGGAGCATTTGCCTTGCAAACAGCTACTAAAGAGTTGCAAGGATGGCTAAGAATCCAAGCCATTAAATTGGCTCGTAAACTTGGCTTTGTCGGTGCTGAAACAGCAGCAGAAGCTTCTGGCCAAGCTGCTCAAACAGGGGCAACCATTGCAGGTGAAGCAACACGTACCAGCGTTACAGCAGCAGGTGGTTTAGCACGTTTAGGCTTAAAAGCAGCTGAAGCTATCAAAGGCATCATGATGTCTGCATGGGAGGCAATGGCCGGAGCTTTTAAAGCCATGGTTGCAATTCCATATGTCGGTCCAATTTTAGCCGTTGGTGCTGGTGCGGCTGCTTTTGGTTTGGTTGCTGGTCTAGCGGGCAAGATCAAATCTGCTCGAGGCGGTTACGACATTCCTTCAGGTGTAAATCCAATTACACAGCTTCATGAAGATGAGATGGTTTTACCTTCTCAACATGCAAATACCATTCGTGAAATGGGTAACGCATTACGCAATGGGGCAAGTTTTGGAGCTGCTGCGGTTGCTGAAGGTGGGGGAGGTGGTACCACTGTTTTCAACATTAGTGCCATTGATGCCAAAGGAGTTAGAGACTTTATGAAGAAACATGGCCGTGATTTGGCTGGTGGACTTAAAGGCTATAACCGCAGTTTTGGGAAATAAGGAGACAACTTTGTCAGATATTTTATACCCCGAATTACCCGGTTTAGGGTGGGACTTGTCAAAGAGTCCCATTTTTAATACCAAAATTATGACATCCATAAATGGTCGTGAATTACGGGCAAGTTATCAGGCTGTACCCAAGTATGAAATTTCAATGTCCTATGCGTTTTTACGGGAAAACAAAGGAAGAAAAGAGTTTCAACAGTTAGAGGGTTTCTTTTTAGAGCGCCGTGGTGCTTTTGATTCGTTTCTTTTCAAAATGCCAGATGATTTTGAGTTTAACTGCACTTTTACAGGCGATGGTATAACGACATCTTTTCAGCTTTATAAAACACTCTATACCAGTCAGATTCCATTAAATAATACTGAAGCCAAGATCATTGGAAATGTTGATCCCAACATGTGGAATAAGTTGGCTAGTAAAAATATGTGGAGCGCAAATACTGAAAAACTCATGTGGAGTAAGGCAACAGCACAAATTACTCCAGATGGTAAGTATGAAGTTTCCGAACCGGTTGAAGAAGGTATCGAAGTCACTGTTTCAGGAACATTCTATTATCGATGCCGCTTTAAAGATGATGAGCAAGAGTTTGTCAACTTTATGGACAAGTTGTGGGAAGCCGGAAAGGTTGAATTGATTGGTTCACTAGGAAATAAGATATGAGACAAGCATCCCCGAAACTTATTGCCTTATTAGATGCTAATCAATTCATCATGGCAGATCTTTATACAATAACCACTATTCAAGGCATTGAGTATCGATTTACAAATTATGACTTTGATTTAACCGTGGGCGGTAAAGTATTTTCGTCACAAGGTCCAATTATAAGCCGTGAGGGTATTAGTCTTTCTTTGGGCATTGAAGTAGATAATTTATCTATCACGATTGGTACTAATGAGAGTACTAAATTTGGTGAAGTGCCAGTGGCTCAAGCATTTCATAATGGCGTACTCGATGGTGCACGGTTTAAATTAGAACGTATCTTTATGGATGCTCAGACACCAACTGATACAAGTGCTGGCACATTGGTTTTATTTGAAGGTCGAATTGTAGAGCCAGAGTTTGACCGTTACGAAATTAAAGCCAGTGTGGTTTCGGATGTTGATGGATTAAAACTTCAGATGCCACGCAACCTTTATCAACCAGGTTGCTTAAACACCTTGTTTGATAGTGCTTGTGGATTACAAAGTGCTGACTTTGCCGCTAATACTACTATTGGAGCGAATAGTACACCTAACAGAATTCTGTGTGATTTAAGCCAACCTCAAGGTTGGTTTACGCAAGGTGTGATTGAGTTCTTAGACGGTGGCAATGCTGGTCTAAAACGGACGATTCGCATGCATGAATCAGGTGCTTTGTTATTGACTTTGCCATTGCTGGAAGCACCGCAGGCAGGGCAACGAATTAAAGTTTATCCAGGGTGTGATAAGCGACTTGAGACTTGCCAGAACCGTTTCAATAACTTCGCTCGTTTCCGTGGTGCGCCATTTATACCAGTACCTGAAACCGCAGTTTAATCAAATTTGTATTAATCCATACCCGCTGAATGCGGGTTTTTTTATGGGGTGAGAAAATGCCTTTACCAAGTATCCAACAATTTATAGCGAGTGATGTGACCGAGGCAGGATTTAAAAATGCGATGTCTCAGTTGATTCAATACCTTCAGACGGGCGTAGCTTCGAATGAAGATTTTAAAAAATTTATAAATACTGCACAGTTAATTGGATTGTCGGGACTGGCTGATACAAATCAAAAAAATAAGTGGGCTGTAATTGTTTTTGATACCCCACAAGATGCGTATGTCCAAAAAACTGATTTTTCTGATCTTTATAAAAATCCAATAGTTTTCAAAGGATTTGTGAACGATGTATCTGCGGAAACTCGTTTAACTTATCCATACACCAATATGATTTTTAGAAGTATTGTTACTGTGGAAGATAATACTGTAATCAACTTTGATAGTTTTATGGTTGATGATGCGGTGAGTATTTTTGTGAATGGTGTGAATGTACATGTTCAAACAGGCACTTCAACACAATCTAATGTTTCGTTCGAATTAACGAAGGGTTCGCATATTATCGATCTTTTGGTTAATAATGGTGCATCGTGGGGTGGGTTTGTAGCTAACCCTTCTTTATCAAGTCAAGTTACATCAATGTATGCTTCTGAGCTTCCAGTCGTTAGCTCAAAGTTTGATGTAAAAAATACTAGCTTTGAAGTGGTTAACTCGCTTAATAGAGCCTTAAATGGATTCTCTATAAACAAATTTATATCTCAAGATGATTTTTCTTTTGTTGGGCAAGTTGTTTATTCTTCTTCTGTCGCTGGAGAGAATGGTAAACTTCTACAATTTGATCCACTATATACAACTGATTTTATTAAAGTTAATAAAGGCGATTGTATTTGTGTATATGTGCCAACTTACCACGATTATCATTACACGCCGATTACTTTTTTTAACACAAATCAAATCTACGTAGGAACTTTGGCACATGGTAAGCCAAGCCAGATAGCTAATCCTATTAAAAAAACGAATTTGGAAAGACAAAGACAAAAAGCATATGGTGATCAACAAGAAAATTCATTTTTTATATCAGGAATTGCACCAGCAGATGGCTATGTACGTATTACTGCACCGAAAGGACTGTGGTTAAATCCTGTTGAAGCGAGTCCGATTTTCGGAGAAATAAGTGCTTTTATTGTCAAACAAAATGAGTTTTCGTCTTTAGAAAATCTGTACGTTGCACCTAAAAACTTATTTAAAGCGTTAGAGCAAAAATGGTACACGCCAAGTGTAACTTCATTTTTTACTACAGTGAATGAGTCGCGTCAAACACCCGGTAATCCCATGGTGTTTGATACATCATGGCAAACGAGTATTTTTAAAGTGCCTGTTGTAGCAGGTCAATATTTCCATATTATTGGTTCGCGTGTTAATGCTAAAAATATGCTTTTTCTAACGGACTTTAATGATAAATACTTGCAATCTATTAGGTTAACACTCAATGAAGTAACATGTTATCAAACTAACGTTAATCCTGTTGCTAATGTAAATATTCAAATTCCACAATCTGGATATTTGTATATTCAACAAAGTTCAGAGGTTGCAAGTCTTTTTGCGATAGCTTTCACGGATCAGCCTGTTTCGTATGAGCGCGAGTATTTTAAAAATGAAGATCAAATAGAGTGGTTAGATGCTTCAATTTTTGGAAGTTCTGTTAATACTATGTCTGGGTTATTTGTAAACAAAGCAAGTCAACGGGGGTTGGTGCCAAATAGTGCGAGTTATGTGCAGCCCAATTACGGGAACTTTGTTTCACAGCCATTTATCCTGAAGAAAGGGGATATTCTAGAATTTACCTCTAAAATTGCTATGCCAATACATATGCATGCATTTGAATTGGATAAATTGGATGTGGATACAAACAGTTTTAATGTTTATAACTTGGATTCAGTTACAGAAGATGTTCGGTTAAGTTTATTAAATAACACAATTGATTTAACTCGCTGGTGGAATCCTGTTGAATCTACATCATATTACTGTAATGAGGATCAAGACACCCTGATATATTTGTGTGTAGATCGTCGTAATGAAGTTTTTAAGCAGGTTGCGCGGGCTAAAATCATTAGTCGTGAGCAATACATAGAAAAGCGTGAAGAGTTATTAAAAGGCAATTTAGCTGCTTTGTGCAAATTAACTTACACAACTATGTCATTAATTAGTAATACGGAGATTGGTCTTAAGCCTATTTTGGTTTTTAAAGATGAAGTTATTTGTTATCCATGTCCAACAATGTACGTCGATATAGCATCAACAAATTTTGATGGTGGAGATTTATCGTCATTTACAAGCTCTGCAACGCAGATACCGGTTTGGACGCCTGAAGCGGTTGATCCAAAAGATATTGTTATTGGTACTCAAGGGTACGCAAAACAGACTGTGTTAGTTAAAAAAACGGGCTATGTTCTTTGGTCTGGACCTTATTATTTAAGTGATCTTAGTGGGAAATACTCATCTACTAATGTTGCAAAAGGTGTAAGAAACTTATTGGACTATATTCCTTTTAAAATACAGCATAAGAATGATTTTAAGCCCAATGGAGATATGGAGACATATATTCGTCAGTATTATGTTTTTAAAAATAATGCCGGCAATCCGCAGTATGTTTTATCAAATAATGATGCAAGTTTAAAATTTTCACCTGTAATTAAGGGGAAAAAATATAAAATTAACCGGAATGTTTCTGGTTATTTAACGTCTGCTCAAACTTGGTTTTTTGATATAGAAACAAGAGAAATGAATTCTATTTTCTTCACAGATGTAGACGACAATCCTCGTGTGCTAGTTCATGGACAAGGTGCTCAATTCTACTTTGAAGCACCAGCGGATGGTTACATTATTGTGCCAAGTGTCTATAACGATATTTATGCGCCTGAATCTAATCATAGTATTGTTGAATTGACTAATGATCAGTGGAATCGCGAGGCTGTTCCAACAAATCAAACTGTAGTTTATTTGCCAGAAACACCGGCATTGCGGATTAATCTTGCTAATGTTTTGTTGCCATATGACTCAACCAAAGAAACAACAGTTCGTGGTCTTGCTCAATTCAAGTTAGGAGATCAAATCCTAAATACTGTAAATTGTGACTTCACTGTTCAAGGGATAGGTTCAGCTACATTACCTAAAAAGAATTGGGATATGGATTATTTAAACCAAGATGGATCCGACTCAATTGAGGTGAAAATCGGTGATTGGTTAGCTCAAGATAATCTTGTTCTAAAAGGTCAAGGTGTTGATGCAACGCATTTTAGAAACGAGGCAAACTATGAGTTATGGGTTGCAATGCGAAAGCATGAACCTTATCCATATAATATGATTGTTGGTAAAGAGGCATTAGATAATCAAACGTTACCGCTTTGGTTTACAGATGCACTATGTCATCCGAAGGGGTTAGTCACAGAGTTGTATTGCGGCGAGGTATTTTACGGAATTTACACATTGCGTATGAAAAAGAAACGTGAGCAATATGCGATGGTGAAATCCAATAAAAACCACATTATGCTTCAAGCAGACCCTACAATGAATGCATCAATTCCATTCAGTTGGTCAAATATCTCACTAGCGAATTGGGAGCTGAGAAATCCTAGCATCAAAACCTATTCAGAAGGCGATGATTCAGTGGATGATAGTGTCGTACAAGCAAGTTTGGATCGCTACTTTAACTGGATTAGATCAGTTTTTGATGGAACTAAAACATTGAAGTCAACTTATCAACAATATATCAACTTAAACAGTTGGTTGGATTATATCCTGCACGTTGAGTTGACAGATCAATGGGATGGTTTAACCAATAATATGATGGTCGCGACATGGGATGCTAATGTTTGGCATGCAATGATTTATGACCTTGATCATGCAACAGACCGTGGCTATACGGTGTGCCACACCATGATCTCTAACCAAAGCAATCTATTCTTTAAGTTTTTCTTCAGTGAAATGCTTGCGGAAATGAAGTCCAGATGGTCTGAATTAAGATCTAGCGGTGTGTTAAGCATGGCAAAAATTCATGAATATCATGCTAAATATGCAAACCGTGTTGCTACTGCTACTCGTCATAAAGATGCAGTTCGTTGGGGGTATGGTCGTGAAAATGATATGCCACGTATTTTTACAATGTTTTCTAAAAAAATGGATTACATGGATGCGTATTTTGATTATAAACCGGCTGAAGCAGATTGGTTTGGTAATTGGAACCCTGATAATTTACTTGCCTTCACTAGCAAGTCTTACGATTTCAATGCTCCATCTTATATGGTTGGCGATATTGTTAAATATAGCTTCACGCGAGATTTTGAATTAGCAGGAACTACACTTACTTTTTCAGTCGTTGAGGACGGAAAGGTCAGGGTTGTTCATAATAATCCAACAGCTAATGCTGTAAACATCTCGACAGGAGTATTAAAAATATTTAAGAAATAAGCCATGGCTAAACTATTTCTGGACTATCGCATGAAAAATTTAGATGCAGTTAAAGAAGCCATAACATGGCTCGGCACACCATATCATCACCAAGGCCGAGTTAAGGGTGTTGGAGTAGATTGCGGAACTTTAATCTGTGAGGTCTACGAGAAGGTAGGACTCATGGATCATTTAGATCCACGGCCATATCCACCTGACTGGCACATGCACCAGATGGGACAACGTTATTTAGAACTCATTTTAAGTGTATGTGATCCGATTGAAGGTCCACCACAACCGGGTGATATTGTTTTATATCACTTCGGCAAGTGTATCAGTCATGGTGCGATTGTCATTGAATGGCCACAGGTGATTCATAGTTATATCCATCAGGGAGTCATTATCCAAGATGGAACAAAAGGAAGTTTAGCCCGGCGTATTGCCGGGTTTTTTCGTATGAAGAGGCTAAAAGAATGAGTGGTGTTTTTGGTAGTACAACAATTAGTACGTCAGATACACGTATTAATTCAATGCGTATCCAGCAATCGGCTTATGGGCTTTGTCAGCCTTTGGTTTACGGGAAAACTCGTGTTGCCGCTAATATGTTCTGGTACGGAGATTTTATCGCTACGCCACATACCACGGTTCAAAAGTCTGGTGGCAAAGGAGGAGGCACTAAAACTAGTAATACGACCTTTAGTTATAGTGCCTCCCTCATGCTTGGGTTATGTGAGAACCAGATTAAAAAGATCGGACTAATCTGGGTAGACAAAGAGCAGTATGTACCAAAGCAGGAAGGATCTATTACTTTAGATCCCATCGATCAGTTAAAGTTTGAACTATTTGATGGGAATAATAATCCTCCGTGGGGATGGCTAGTCTCAAAACATCCAGACCAAGCCATTAACTATCCTTATCTTGGATATGTGGCTGCTGCCAATTACGAGATGGGTAATAGTGCCAGTCTTTCAAACCATAACTTTGAAGTGATCAGCACCATTACTTTGTCGGATACCATTGATGATGCTAATCCTGCTGATGTAATTGAAGACTTTATTACTCACCCACGGTATGGTGCTGCGCCTAATTTAAATATGGCGGATTTAGGAGAATTTCGGACCTATTGTCGTGCGGCCAATCTCTTAATTAGCCCAGCCTTTACTGAACAACGCCCAGCTTATGAAACAATTAATGAGATAGTCGAAGCAGTAAATTGTGCTGTGGTGCCAAGTCCTGATGGTTTAAAGATCCGTTCATTTGGTGACTCTGCAATTACTGGAAATGGCGTGACATTTACTCCGGATCTCACACCGGTTTATCACTTAACTGATGATGACTTTATAGGTGATGAAGAACCAGTACGGGTTCGCCGTAGTCGTGATACTGATGCATATAATCATGTTCAGCTTGAGTATGTTAATCGATATAACCAGTACAACACTGAAACAACGGAAGCAAAGGATCAGGCAAATATTGAGATGTTTGGTTTACGAACTGAAGATCCAGTAGAAAACCATTTCTTTTGTGAGCCTAAAATTGCCCGCCATGCCGCTCAACTTCGATTACAGCGATTATTGTATGTACGAAATGAGTACGAGTTTGATTTAGGTTGGAAGTACTGCCGACTAGAGCCAATGGATATAGTCACTCTCACTGATGCAGCATTAGGTCTAGTTAAGTTTCCTGTTCGGATTACACGAGTTGAAGAGGATGAAGAAGGGCGTTTGACTATTACGGCTGAAGAACTGGCCATAGGTTCAAGATCTGCTATTGAATATGACCTGCAAGCATCAAATGGCTATCAAGGTGGTAATGAAGCACCAGGTAACGTAAACGCTCCAGCTATATTTGAACCACCTTTAGAACTTACAGATGGTAAGAGTCAAGTTTGGGTGGCAGTTTCAGGTGGCGTTAATTGGGGTGGCTGTAACGTGTGGGCCAGTCTTGATAATACGACTTATGAAATGATTGGCACCATTTATGGTTCTGCACGTTATGGCCAGCTTGTCACGGCGATTGATGCAGATGATACGGCATTACAAGTAGAGCTTAATACGGCAAGTCAGATCTTCAGCGGAACACAGGAAGATGCTCAAGCAGATCAAACACTATGTAAAGTTGGCGATGAGTACTTTAATTATCAAATGGCCACTTTAAATGGTTCGGGTTTATATACTTTGAGTGACGTTTTACGTGGACGTTTTGATGATGCACAAAGCCATAATGCTGGTGAGCAGTTTGTGCGATTAGATAAAGCAATTTTTGAATATAGCTTTAATGAAAATCTGATCGGTAAACAGATCTATTTAAAATTCACCAGCTTTAATGGTCTTGAGCGTAAAGAACAAACTTTAGACGAGGTCACGGCGTTTAGCTATACGTTGAGTGGTGGGCGTCCAGCGGGAGTAAAAGGACTCTCACTACAATCACCATTTGTTGGCACTACATTTAAAGTTCAGTGGCAAAGCGCAACCGGTGCAGATGGCTATCGTGTTCAAGTCTGGTCGAATGGTGCAATGATTCGTCAAGTTGATACAACGAATACGGATTATAGCTATTCAATAGAAGAGGCTAAACAGGATGGCTTAGGTCGTGCTTATACAATTCGGGTAGCTAGTAAAAATGGTGGGCAGATCAGCACCTTTGCTGAATTAAGTATTAGTAATCCGGTACCGCCGTTATTAACTAATATTTATACATCTGCTACATCCAACTCGATCACTGTAAGCTGGATACCTAGTGAAGTTCCGGATCTGAAAGATTATGCAGTATGGCTAAGCACTACCCCTAATTTTGATCCAATACAAACGCCGCCAACATGGACGGGTATGGATGTAACGACTACGATCGGAGGTTTGCAAGCGACAACGCCATATTACATTCGTGTTGCTGCTCGTGATGTGTGGAAAGATACGGTATGGAACTATTCAAATCAGATTACTCAAAGTACTTCTGAAGCTTAATTTAAATTAATACGTTAGCACCCAAATGGGTGCTTTTTTTTGCCTATGATCTGGAGTAAAAGGCATGGAACCTGTTTCAACTAGCGGTTTAACAGCAATTTTAAAATTTTATGGTGCAGCAATTATGGTGACTTTAGCGGTTGCTTTAGTTGCAGCAGTTGTATTAATGACACGAATGCCACGATCGCCTCAAGAATGGGCGGTAGGTTTAATTTGTACTGTTGTATCAAGTCTTGCTGGCGGTTCGCTAATTATTATGAAGTTTAGTTTGCATGCTTGGGCAACTGATACATGGGGATGGTTTGCAATAGGTGGACTTTTCTTTGTATGCGGCTTACCCGGTTGGGCTTTGATTAGGTGGGTCTTTAATTTCATTGATAAACAGGAAGGCAAGACGATTGTCGAAGTAATTAAAGAAATTAAGAAGGCTAAGAATGATATTACAGGCGGTGAGCCATGACAGTTAAAAACTTCTTCGATGCTGCCCGAGTAATTGCAGGCGGCAAGCTTACACAAGCACAAGTAGACGATTTAAATAAAGTAGTCGACAAACTTGCACCAGGTGGGAAAACTACAAGTGATGTTGGTGTAGATTTAATCTCAGGATTTGAAGGCACACGATTCAATGCTTACGATGATGGTGTAGGGGTTTGGACCATTGGTACTGGCACGACAATTTATCCTAATGGCGTGAAAGTCAAGAAGGGCGATACTTGCACACCTGAGCAAGCTAAAGCCTACTTCAAACACGACTTAGCCAAATTTGAAAAGACTGTAAATGAATCGGTTACTGTGCCTTTAACTCAAAACCAATTTGATGCTTTGGTATCGCTGACTTACAACATTGGCTCAGGTGCATTTAATAATTCAACCTTATTAAAAAAACTGAATAAAGGTGACTATCAAGGCGCTGCTGATCAATTCCTTGTGTGGAACAAAGCAGGCGGTAAGGTTATGAAAGGTCTAGTTCGTCGCCGAGAAGCAGAGCGAGCACTCTTTTTAAAGAAGTAACTTATATGTGCAAACGCACCAAAGCTGCATCGATCATCACATTGCTGTGTTTAATCTTCTCAGGTTGCACAGCTCACACAATTAACACGTCTGTAAATGTTGGGATTTGTGTAAAAGCCCTGTGAGTAGGGCTTTTATTGAGAAAATATTTGCTCATTTTTTAAAAAATTAATTAATTTTGAGCAAAATTTTGCACAATAAGAGCTTTGAAAAAGCTACACTTTTGCATTATTTTTCGTCTACTTCATAAATCAACAAATCATGAACTTTATCGAGTGTATTTTTTTGATTTTCAATAGCTAGTTTTAATTGATTAAATGCAATTCTATAAGCTTCATGGTTTCCACTATCAATTGACTTCTCCATCCAATCCAATTTTGACAAAAAATAATCACGACGATCTGTAGTCCATTCTTGTAACTTTTCAATTGTTGCTTCTGCATTATCGTGACGTTGCCAAAGTAGGTGAATATCTTCAGTGATTTTTCTTCTTGACATTGTTTCAAATCTCCATTAATTTGAATTTACTGTCGTATAGACAGCTTAGAAAATACTAGATGTATCACTTACTAGCGCACAGCTAGCTCAAAACCCTCTTTAATGAGGGTTTTTAATTTTTAATCTAACAGTTTCTCAATACTCTGAATTTCTTTAAGACGCTTATCTTTAATCACTTTTAAATCTTTAAAAACATTTTTGGGGATAGGTCTAGAACATTGAAGCCAATGCGTAATTCGTCTCTCATCTACTTGCTTAATTTCAGATAGTGCATCAGCTAAAGCCTTTTTCCAAGATTTCCCAAATAATGCAATTCCAACTTTTTCCAAAATTACATTTGGTCTTTTCGCATAATACTTATTTTTAAACTCTTCTTCAGAATTTGCTTTGAATGTCAGATTGCCAAAAACATCACTTTCAGATAATTCAATTAACTCATCATATTCCGCTTTTGAAATGTGATGTGTTCCAAAAAATTGAATCCAGTAAAGAGTAGTCTTGCCTTTTTTTTGAGCATACAATTTTGGATTGAACACTTTTGAGGTATCAAGACACTCTACACGAATATCAGTCCGTCCTTCTAATTGCGCTGAAATTTGATTATCAATAATAGTTTGAGTACTCATTATTAAATTCCTTTGGTTGCCCCTTTCGGGGCATTTAAAATTATAGGTTAGATTCAACTAGCTTTTGAAAATCACTAAATTTCACAGATGCTGGAATTTCTTCTTTAATGAATTTTAGAGCACTTTTAATTAATTCAGCTTTACCGCGACTATCTTCATCTGCGTAATATTTCATTTCTGAATCTTTAGCAACTTCAGCAGCTAATACTTCAGCATCATATTGATCATTAGTTTTTGATGTTTCTTTTTTTGCAAGTTCAGCTTTAACAAACTCAAGGATTTCAGCTTCATTTTCAGAAGTAAAAACTTGTTTACCATCTACAGCAACAACAGCAGATTCACCTGACCAGTGCATAGACACTGATACATTCTCTTTAGATAAACCATTTAAGCCATTTTCTTTTGTAAAACCTAGAGTTTCCAAGTTAGTCATTAATGTTTTCATTTTGTCTGCCTCGCAGTTCTGAGTGATGCACTGTGCTTCTCTCTACGTACTCATTATGTGCAAATATAATTGCACAGTCAAGCACTATTTGCATTATTTTTAATCTTTTTTATAATTTCATAAAAATGGAGATAGCAATGCAATTAATGATTATGGTTTCGGAAGCGGGCAGAATGGAGAATACTTGCAATCTGCCTGCTGATTTAGATAAGAACGGGACTGTTCTTAAAATCTATGACTACTCATTAAAAGAGTTGCCGATTAATTTGGATGGCACTGTGACTTACAATGGTAAAAGATGGACCTTTGATAAGAAGCAAAGTTTTTAGTATTTCCAGCTATCAACAATATCAGCCCAGTCTTGCATCATTTTCCGTCTAGCCTCTAAGTGCTGTGAATGGTCGTAAGATGCTTTTGTTCTATTTTGTTCTGCATGAGCAAGTTGTTTTTCAATCCATGCCTCTTCATAACCTTTTTCATATAGAAGAGTAGAAGCAGTTGCACGAAAGTCGTGGGCAGTTACATCATTCAAACCAATGTAAGTAAGCATTTTATTTAAGGTTGTTCTAGAAATCATGCAGTCGCGTTTCTGAGGAGAAGCAAATACATACTTTTGACCTTTAGTAATTGCATACTGGTCTTTCAATATCTCATACAGTTGATCAGACATAGGCACGATATGAACTCTATCCATCTTCATTGATCTTTCTTGCCTTCTCCGGCGAGATGATCTAGGGAATTTAATTATCCGGTCATCAAAATGAACAAATGGCCACTCCATTTTCCTAACTTCAATTGTTCTCAACATTGAGTAGAGCAAGGTTAGTGTGGCATTTCTGACAGTAGAAGAACCTTTATAAGTATCAATGTTAGTGCGAAGGATAGTCCGTTCATGTGGCTCAAGTGGTCTTGCATGTTCTACTTGGGGGCTTTCAATAGCCTCTTTAACTGCATAGGTCGGGTCAGTATCAGTGCGTAGTGTTACAATTGCATAGCGCATGACTAAGCCAATAAAACGCCTATTTAGATTGGCTGCGGCCTCACCTGTAGCAAAGTTATCTTGTTTTTTTATTCGTTCCATTGTGTTCTTCATAATTTGTAGAACATCTGCTGAATTAACCTCTTTTATCGGCTTATTACCGATAATCTTATAAATATCTCGTTCCATTGCCCCTTTAAAACGATCTACATATCCTTCGGATTTGTACTTCATTTTTTCTTTTATGAACTCTTCTGTAATTGCCTTAAAGCTATTATTAGTTGCAGCACGTTTTTCTTCTTCTTTTTGGTTTCTGTCTTCAACCGGATTAATACCTTTTGCAAGTAAGGCTTTTGCATCTTCTTTTCGCTTCCTGGCATCAGCTAATGATACAGACGGGTACTCACCAAAACTAATAGTTCCTTCCTTGCCATTTAAAGTATATTTAAAGCGCCATATTTTTTTTCCTGATGGTCGCACTTCAATATAAAGACGTTCAGCATCAAGAATGCGATACATTTTCTCAGTTGGCTTTAAGGTCTTGATTTTAGAGTCAGAAAGCATACGGGTAACGGGTAATGAAAAGAGGGTACCCGCCACGATACCCGTTTTTTGCGAAGATTAAAATAGATTATAAAAGATTAAAACAGACAAATAATTATTACTATCTCTTGAATTGTATGGTTTTGGCAGATTGATACAGATTACAACAGATTATTATCTTTAGAATTGTTGAGAATGACGATTTTCATAAAAAATGACTTCTTCTTTCAAATAAGCGGTAAAAACATTGAGCTATATTTAAGTGCGAAATTTGCTTATTTCCCACATAAATCTCAAAAAGGGTTAAATTCGATTAAGCTATTATGCGTTAATAAAAGTTGAAAGTATTGTTTATCGATAATTATTTTTGTTTGGTTAGTTAAATATTATAAAAGGGAGAATCTACATAATGGGTTATCAGAAGATCGTGGTTCCTGCCGACGGTGATAAAATTACAGTAAAAGCAGACCTGTCACTGAATGTACCAAATCATCCAATTATTCCTTTCATTGAGGGTGACGGTATTGGTGTAGATATTACACCGGCAATGAAAAAAGTTGTTGATGCGGCAATTTTAAAAGCCTATGGCGGCAAACGCTCTATTGAATGGATGGAAGTGTATTGCGGTGAAAAGGCCAATAAAATTTACGGTACTTATATGCCGGAAGAAACCTTTGAAGCGCTGCGTGAATTTGTAGTTTCAATTAAAGGCCCTTTAACTACACCAGTTGGTGGAGGTATTCGTTCACTCAACGTTGCACTACGCCAAGAACTGGATTTGTATGTATGTGTACGTCCTGTGCGTTGGTTCCAAGGCGTCCCTTCACCCGTTCAACATCCTGAGTTAACTGACATGGTGATTTTCCGTGAAAACTCGGAAGATATTTATGCAGGTATTGAATGGAAAGCAGATTCTGAAGAAGCTAAAAAAGTTATTAAATTCCTTCAAGAAGAAATGGGGGTCACAAAAATTCGTTTCCCTGAAGGATGTGGTATTGGTATTAAACCTGTCTCCAAAGAAGGAACACAGCGTTTAGTTCGTAAGGCTATTCAGTTTGCAATAGATAATGACAAACCTTCGGTGACTCTTGTTCATAAAGGCAACATTATGAAATATACCGAAGGTGCCTTTAAAGAATGGGGGTATGAGTTAGCGTTAGATCGTTTCGGTGGTGAATTAATCGATGGTGGCCCATGGGTTAAAATTAAGAACCCTAAAAATGGTAAAGACATCATTATTAAAGACGTGATTGCAGATGCTTTCTTGCAACAAATCTTGATGCGTCCTGCTGACTACTCTGTAATTGCAACCCTTAATTTAAATGGTGACTATATTTCCGACGCATTAGCAGCAGAAGTAGGGGGAATCGGGATTGCGCCAGGTGCGAATTTTGGTGGAGCTATTGCAGTGTATGAAGCAACGCATGGCACTGCACCTAAATATGCTGGGCAAGATAAAGTCAACCCGGGTTCAATTATTCTCTCTGCTGAAATGATGCTCCGTGATATGGGGTGGACAGAAGCAGCGGACCTGATTATTAAAGGTATTTCAGGAGCGATTGCAGCTAAAACCGTAACTTACGATTTTGAGCGTTTAATGCCGGGAGCGACCTTGTTACGTTGCTCAGAATTTGGCGATGCCATAATTCAGCACATGGAAGATTAA